CTGCTGGGCAGCGTCGTCCGACCAGATCGACAGAGCGTTCAGGTCCGACTGGGTCTCCATCACGTCGTCGAGGATCGTGTTGAAGTATTTGCCGGTGCCGATGTACAGCTCGACGTTCGAGCCTTCCGGGCGGTCCAGCGACAGCGTGCCGTCGGCACGGTAGTCACGGATCGTGATGGTCGGCTTGGTGCGGATCTTGACCCGGTCACCCTGGTTGCGGATCTCACCTTCGTAGTCGGTGTTCGAGATCGCGGCCAGAACGGTCGAAGCGTAGAACTTCTCGACCAGTTTACCCGACCAGATTTCGGGGATGAACCCGTTCGTCTGGAAGGCGTTACCGGTGCCACCGGTGGGGTAGATCGGAGGAGTTGTGCCGGAGCCGGCTACCGGGAATGAACCCGAAGGAATTGCCATTTGCTTACCTCAGAGAAGAAGTTTCAACGGATACGCCCATCGCGTTGAGCTTCAAAGATCATGGCCTCGGCCTTGTTCTTTTCTGCGTCCCTACCACGGTACTTGCCGTTGGCTAGGTCAGCGTAAAAAGCTGCGATTTGAGCGCGTGTGATGATTGGCTTCTCAGCGGGCGCAGACGCGGATGCCGCTGTCTTGGCTCTGCCGGGTGCCGCGAGGTTTTGAAGCGGGACTTTCGGAACCTTGGTGGTTCCCATATCCGGCTCTTGCCCTGCGGGGGCCACGACAGCCTCTTCAGCGAGGAAGCCGTTAAAGAAAGCAAGTACGCGGGAGGCGTTGCCTTGCGCGTATGCTGCCTTCAGCATGTCATGACGAATAGCACCAGAATAAGGATCAGGCAAGCGCAACCATTCGAGGAACTGCTCGTTGGTGTTGAGGTCGCGCCATTTCGGCAAGGTTTCATCGAGTTTGCCGAGCAGTTTCTCATGGCTTGTCTGTTGGACAGCGCCAGAAACTCCTGCCAGTTGCTTCTTCAGGTTTTCGTTCTCAGCCAAGATCTTTTTCAAGACCGGCGCGAGTTCTTCGCGGGCTTTCTTGCCCACGACCTTGAGAAAGTCCTCGCCGTAGTCGCTGGCTTCCTCGGGGGTGATGAGTTTTTCGGCATCCAGATCTGGGATGTTGGCGGGCTCAGCCTGTGCGGCGGGCGCAGACTGCATCGTTGCAATGATGCCTTGGAGGTTCGAGATCTGCTCCGACATGGTGCGGAGCTGCTCCTGCGAACGGACGAAGCGACCGTGCATAGACTTGTATTTGTGCTCCCACGACTCGTCGCCATCGGCCGGGGCCGACTGCGGTTCGGGGGCGGCTTGCGCCGGCTTTTCCGTGGGCTGTGCGGGCTCGCCTTGGGCGATGGTGGCCGCGTCAAGTTCGGGGTTACCTTGCGGGGTAACCTCGGTCCCACTCCCCTCGGCGGGTTGATCCCGCATCGAGTTGTAAAGCTCTTCGGAACGAGCTGCGGCGGCGCGCACAGCGGCGGGCAGTTTGACGTCCGGGTCGTGCTGGAGGGTCTGTTCTTTCACTTGCGTTTTCCTTCGATTTTATCCGCGCTCGAGATACACTCCGCCAGCAATCCGTAGAGGCGCGCAGTTACCTGGGCGCGTCCTTGGGCTACGGGCAGTTGGTCGAGGGGGGACTGGATGCAGTTCGTGATCTGCTGTGAGGAATATGCTTGAACCGCCGCGACAAACCGGTCCCAAGCATCGGGGCTTGAGCGGGCGATCCGCGCGGCGGCAAGCGTGAGGTCGGTCTCGACTGTCACTTGCCGCGACTCATCGAGAAGAGATTGTACCCAATCTGGCCTTTGCCCGAGGCATCGGCCGGGGTGTTCTTCGCATAGTTAGTGATCGACCGCTGGGCGGCGCGAGACGGTTGGGAGGAGGTAACCATCTCGCGTGCAATTGCTAGGGAGGGAGCAGAGCCCCGCCCAGCGATCTTCTTATAGTCCTGGCGCTTTGCCACGGACATCTCAGCAGCACTTGGCAGTGGTCGACCCGGTGAAGGGTGCCATGCGTGCTTTGCCGCCGGAGACCTTGAAGGTGTTGTTGCCAGCACCATAGGTCGACGCCACGCCGGGGGCCGACGGCATCACGCCGCCCTGCTTACCCATGACGCCGGTGCGGCCGCCCTTGGGAGCAGCGTTGTTGGCCGACGGGGCGCGGGTGGGAGCGGCGACGCCGGCTTCCATCGTGTTCACGCCCATCTTGCCGAACATCTTGTTGGAGCCGCCTTTTGCAAAAGCGCCGGATTTGTTAGACGTTTCCTTGGTCTTCATCATCGCGAACCTCAAAGATTGAAGGGAGCTTTGCCCCGACGGACCTTGGCGGTCTTCGGAGCGCGGGTTTTTCCGCCCTTCCCTTCAGGGGGGAGGTAGGAAACAGGATCGGCCTTCATCGCGGCCTTGAGCTCGCGGGAAGGCGCGTATGGCTTGGGCTCCGCAGGCTTTTTGCGGGGCTTCTTGAGGCCAAGGTTCATCCCCGGCCCCCGCATCTGTTTGATAGCCATCAGCCGCCCCCCGAGAGCTGGGTGCGCGGACCCATGTCGCCGCTCGCGCCGGTGCCTGCCTGACCGCCTTGCGCTTCTGCGGCCTTGTCGCCCATGCCGCCGTGGCCGGGGATGCCCGCTTGCATCGCCATCATCTGCGCCTGCTTCTCCTGCGCCTCGAGCTTCTCTTCCGAGGGCACGATCTCTTCGCCGTTCATGCCGATGGTGGTCGCCACGTTTCGCAGGATGGCGGCGCGGCCCCTCGGTCCGACGATCTGCGCGTCGATCGGGTTGGCCGTGATCTGGAGGAACTCGAGCTGGCGAGCCCGCTGGGTTTCCTTCTGGACCGCCACCGAGACGCCAAGCACGCGGACTTTCTCGTCGCCGTTCAGCAGGCCGGTGGTGTCGGTCAGCATGACCATGTCGAACAGCGAGCTGAGCAGGGGCTCGAGCACATCGCGGTCGATGTTGGCAGCCACGGTCTGGAGGATCTTCGAGGCGTTACCCATGAGCATCGCCAGGCCGGATGCAGTGCGGCCGGCACCGCCAGCAGCGCCCGCGCCCGAGAGGTATTTCGGGATCGCCGAGAGCTCGTCAGCCATGTCGACGAAGCTCTTGTAGACTCCGAGCAGTTCCTGCGCGTTGGAATTTGGCTGGAAGAAGCTGATCGGCGGAGCGCCGTTGTTGCCCATCGGGTCGGTCTGAACGTGCCAGCGTTTCCACGGATAGAGCTCTTCGCCGTCCTCGTCGTTTGCCAGCCGGTCATCGTTCACGACGACTTGCGGTCCCGATGCGATGGACAGGTTGTTGATCAGCGAGCGCAGCGTGGCGTTCCCTGCTTCCTGGATGTCGTTCAGGATGTCCGGCAGGCCGTTGCCCACCGGGGTGCCCGGAACTTTCTCGAAGCTGGTGATGTAATAGGGATGGCGCTTGCGCGGGGAGGGGGCGAGCTGAACTTTGATGATGTACGGCCCGATGACCCATGCCTGGACGAAGTAATCGCGCAGCGGGTCGGGGATCAGATCTTCTTCCATCCCGGCCTCGAGCAACATGCGACCCTGCACATTGCCAGTGAACTCGAGACAATTGATTAGACCCGACTCATTCATGGTCGGATTCTCTCGGCTCTCCTGCACGGCGCGCTCGGCATCCGTGATGTCGATCTCGTCGTTGAGCCCGCCGCGACCATAAAGATCGAGCACCGAGCGAATAGCGTCGGTGTTATATCCGGGCAGGTCGAGCAGATCGTTGAGGTCGGCGCGGGTGAGGCGGGTGCGCTCGATGACCGAGGCGTCCTCGATGTCCGACACGCCCGGAGTCCACCAGATGTCGAAGGGCGAGACGCGGGTCCACGTCAACTTGGGGGTCTGTTTGATGGTGGCTTGGTTACCTTCCCAGGTAACCACCGGCAGGATGCGAACCACCGGCCCCTTGACGCAGGCAAACGGGAAGAGCGGCAGGTCGGCAATGAACTCCGCCAGCGCCTTATAGAACCCGCCTTCCTTGAGGATCTCGTCGAGCTTGTCCTCGGCGATGCGGGCACCCTGCTCGGCGCGCTTCTTGGCGGCTTGGCGGGCAGCTTCCACGAGCTGCATGGTGCGCTCGCGGATGGTGTCGATGTCGGGCTGCTGGCCCAATGCACTCATTGACTGCATTTCGAGCTGCACGAGCTCGTTCACCGACTGCATGATCTGGGTCGGGACTTTCGGGTCATCGCTCGCGTCCAGCCCCCAGGGGCGGTCGGGCGAGAGATAGACGTCCCGCAGGAGCGACGACGCGCCCCGGCATTTCATCGCGACGATCCGGGCGTAGACGGTGGACCCGCCGAACTTCTGGATCTCGTTGAGCTTGTTCGCATCGTACTGGCCGTTGAAGACCCGCAGTGCGTTCAGCAGCCGGTCCGACCAGCCGGCCATCGCGTTGTTGCGATGCCGCTTGAACATATCGAACTGGCCGCGAATGTAACTCGACAGCGATGTGAGTGAATAATCTGGGGCGTTTGCTGCGTCTTGAGCAGCAGCCATTTCCTCGTCGCGAGCCCTGATGGCTGCGTCGAGTTCCCCGGGTCCGACGACGCGCAGAACTGCGCCGAGTGCTTCTGCCATTGAAATGTCCTGACTCTCGACGATCAACACCTAAATACAGTACAAGTGGGGTGGAAAGCAACTATTCACGCTTGAGGGAGCAGATTAGATGACGACTGCCGGTGAGCTAACATCAAGTAATCATGATGTAACAATGTTGAAATTAGCGCGGGAAATCGCGATGGACATCCACTCCATCGAAGATATTCTTGCTCGCCATGAGGTGGATGCAGATCACTGGGATGAAATCCAGACCAACGCCCGCTTCAAGAATTACCTGCGCGGGGCGGTGGAGGAGTGGCAGAGCGCCTCGAATACCGCCGAGCGGGTCAAGCTGAAGTCGATGGCCTTTGTCGAAGAGGCGCTGCCCGAGTTTTTCGCCCGGGCGCACGACCCGAAGGAACCGCTGTCTGCCAAGACCGAAGTGCTGAAGACCATCGCCAAGTTCGCGGGCGTGGGTGGCAGTGTGGACGGGGCGGTGCAGGGGGAGCGACTGACGGTGACCATCAACCTCGGCGCGGACAACCAGCTCCGCATCGAGAAAGATGTTACCCCGCAGGTAATCGACGGAGACTATGACGATGAATGATGACCTCGACGTTGTTGCGATCAACCGCACGAAGCGGATCGCCATCCTGAACTGCGATTGTCAGATCCCGGTCACGGACTGGTTCGACAAGAACGGGGAGGACTGCTCTCCCGAGAACGCGATCGTCTGCGTCTGCGGCGACGATGATCACGGCTGGTTCACAGTCGACCTTGAAGCCTTAAAAACTGTGACGGTGCACTGATGGTTGAGATCAATTACACGGCCCCGCCGACCTGCGCGTCGTTCATGAAGTCCGAGAGTTTCGGCCGGCTCATCGCTGGCCCCGTCGGCTCAGGCAAGACGACAGCGTGCCTCTTCGAACTGTTCCGCCGCTCGCTTGAGCAGCATCCGGCCGCAGACGGCCTGCGCTACACGCGCTTCGCTATCGTCCGCCAGACGCTGAAGCAGCTCAAGGACACGGTCCTCAAGGACATCCTCGACTGGTTGAAGGGCGTGGCCGCGTACAAGGTCTCCGACAACACGATCTACATCCAGTTCGGTGACGTCCGCAGCGAGTGGGTTCTGATCCCGCTCGACAACCCCGAGGACCAGGCCCGCCTGCTCTCCATGCAGCTCACGGGCGCGTGGATGTCGGAGTGCATCGAGATGAACGTGGGGCTGATCAGCCCGCTCGCCGGCCGCTGTGGCCGTTACCCCGGCCCAAAACTGGGCGGTGCATCGTGGAAGGGTATCATCGCCGACACGAACATGCCGACCGAGGGCACCGACTGGCACAAGTTCATGGACATCAACACGCCACCAGACTGGCAGATCTTCATCCAACCCGGCGGTCTCTCGGACGAAGCCGAGAACCTCGAATGGTTGACCCAGACCCCAGACACGCTGAAGCTCCCCGTCGATGACGAGGTGCGCCGTCAGCAGGGGCGAGAATACTACGAGCGGTTCATCCGCTCCAACTCCCCCGACTGGTGCAAGCGGTATGTCCACGCCCAGTACGGCGACGACCCCAGCGGGACCGCGGTCTTCCGCGAGAGCTTCAACCGTCACTGGCACGTCGAGGAGGAAGTCGAGCCGGTCAGTGGCTGGCCGCTTTTGGTGGGACTCGACTTCGGCCGCGACCCCTGTGCGATCATCTGCCAGCCCGATCACCGTGGCCGGCTCTTGGTGCTGGAGGAGATCATCGCCGAGGACATCGGTCTCGAGCTTCAGCTCCAGCGCGCCATCCGCCCCGCGCTGATGCAGGAGCGGTACATCGGCAAGAGTGTTTACATCGTCGGCGACCCGGCGGGCCGGCAGCGGTCGACGCTCTACGAGGAGACCAGCTTCGACCTGATCAAACGCAACGGGCTGCTCGCCTATCCAGCTCCTACGAACGACATCGCCAAGCGGATCAACGCGATCGAGAGTTGGCTGCTCGGCAGTCGCGATGGTGGACCGGCCTTGATCATCGACGGGGGTCGCTGCCCCACGCTGGTGCGCGGCCTGAACGGCGGCTATCGTTACGCCAGAACTCGCTCCGGTCAGCGCAAGGCGCTTCCTGACAAGAACGAATACTCGCACGTCGTGGACGCCTTCCAATACGCCTGCGTAGCCGCGCACGGTGGAATGACCGACATGATCGCCAATCGGTTGATGAAACGGTCTCGCGGCGGGCGCGAAAAACCGTCGTCAGCAGCCTGGACCTGATTGGTCCTCGTTAGCCTAATCTAACCATCACACCATTTTACCTTTTGATTTCAAAGGGTTGCCTTTTTGCGCGCGCAGAAGGGGTTGTAATCTTTTGGTAATACTTGGGATTTTCTAGCCTGTGAGTTTGTAAGGTACCTAAAAAAGGCCGGCCCCCCCGCGCACCCCCGTGTCCAGAGGGGGGTGGGGGTGGGGGGTAGGGGCTACCTCGTGGGTAATCCCCCCGAAACTAGGTTGTAAGGGTGATCTGACGGCCACAGGGAAAGGCCAGCGCGACAGGAAAGACGGCCACCTGACCTACTTGGCCTGTGCTCTTTACTGACACTTGCCCCTGATAAGGGCAAGGCGTGGCACCAGCGTTGTGAGCGGGGTGGGTCCATGGTCCCTTTGTGGCGGTAGCAGTGATAGCGGGGATATTACCCGTGCACGCTGCAACAAGGCGAAAGTAATAAACCCCTCTGACAATGGGGTCGTTACTTTTCAAGGTAACTTGCGAGTTACCTTCAATGGTAACAACAAGGGAACATCGCAATGGCACAGCGTTGGATGCAAGCCAAGATCCAGCTTGGCAAGTCGCACGGTTTCACCAAGTCCGGTGCAGGCCGGCCTATGGGTTTCGTGTCTGAAGATCGTAACCTCGGCCATGACAAAGAAGATACCCGCGCGCCTATCAAAGAGCGCAATATCGAACAGGTCGGCCGTCGCATTGTCACGGTGTCGCCTGTCCTTCGCAAGATCAACGGCACCGTCACTGTCAAGAAGCCTTTCGACAAGCTGCCCAAGTCGCTGCAACGCAAGCTTGCCAAGTTTCAACCCGCATAACCTCGAAAGGTAACATCATGACACCTGCCGACCGCAACGAATTGATCGACCGCGCCACCCGTGTCGCCCTACTAGGCGGCGTCGAATACATGATCGAACGCGCCGCGCTTGAAGAACACCTCGTGTCGCGTGTTTCCATCGCCGACCTGACCGCCATCCGCGACGGCGCGCGTCGCACCATCGGCGTGCATCTGATCTGTGACATGATGCAATCGTGGCAGGTCGCCTGATCCACACCGCCACAAGAGAGGGCCGCCAGCCGCTGGCCCTCTTCTCTTCTCTTCTATCAATAATCTATAATCTATAATCTATAAAAGGGAAGAAGCCGACCAAAACCCGCGACCGGACGGGGGTGCGACGGCCCGCGCATACCATCATCGCACCATTTCACTTTTTCCGTAAATCTACAATTGTAGATTATAGATTATGCACTTTTCCAGCAATATCAAGCACTTAGCCCGCCCGTAAATCTATAATCTACAATCTGCCCTATCAGGCCGCCTCGACCTAAGCTTGCACTGGAAGCTTAGCTTTGGACTGCCAGACTGTCAACCCCCCGTTACCTCGAAAGGTAACACAACCCACGGAGACACCACCATGAACGCAATCACCATGAACATGACCGCCGCAAGCACCGCCACCGCTGGCGCTGGCGACAATTCCGAAGGCCGCTTGGACAAGATCCTTGGCAAGATGGCCCTGCTTGGCAAGGCCGAAGCTGTCGGCGAAGGATCGCGCCGTGATGCCGGTATCGCACTGACCGAAGCCGCCTACTCTGGCGACATCGACGAGGACGACGCCGAGGCGTGCTATGACAAGTATCAGCTTGAGTCCGCCAAGATGGCGCAGAAGAAGCACCTGACGGGCGCGACCGACAACCCTAAGAGCCGCACCGCGCAGATCAGCAAGTTCCGCGCCTTCATCAAGCTTGGTGCCATGCCTGATCCTGTCGACGGCCGCGAGGTGCTGGCCCGTGCTGTCGCTATCAGCGAGCAGCTTCACTCCGCCGGCACCAAGGTGCTGTCGGATTTTGAAGCACTCCGCACTGTC